AGCGTGGTCGCTCCCCGTGCGGGGAGCGTGGATTGAAATTTGTGGCGCGTCCTCCGAGATGTCGATGATGATGATGGACGGGGCGATGTCTTCCAGCGCTTCCTCTCCCATCCACGCGCGATAGCGCGTAAGCATTATCAATCACCCCACTTCTTAAACATCAGGTTAGAGCGAATTGTCCCGCCTATTGCGGAGTTGACATGTGGCGCAATCGCTGTCGCAATCATCTTCCCGTCAACGGAAAAATTATTCTGGATTGTCGTTGGAGGAAGCCCGGAAACAGCTTTTGCAACATCTGCTGGATTCTCGATGCGCACCCAAAGCACCCCATTTTCATTGTTGGTGATGTTCGGAGCTTTTCTTTCTTTGAGTGCGGTTAGGTAGTTTTCCTGCATCGTTTCAAGCGTTGTGTGCATCTCGCGAATAAACGTCAAATTTTCCGCTACTTGCTTTCTGTTTTCGTATGCTTTATCTGCTGCTTCCTGTGCCTTGTCCCAGAAGCCGTTTCCTTCGCGCACTTTCTGATTCTCTTTCTGCTTCGCTTCGAGGGCAGCAAGAACGTCGGCAAGCTCCTGCGGATTCGTTTCTGGATTTGGCGCCCAGTATTCCATCAGATGCCCGCCGACTGCAAGCGGTGCATTCGCAGCGCGCCCCTTTCCTGTGGAAATATCACCCAAGAAGTCGTATGGCGTTTCATTTTGAGAAAAGTCTGTTGTCCATTCATGGATTTTGGTTTCGATTTTGTTGTTAAATCCAAGGCTTTTGAGCAACGCGTTAATTTGCGGAATCTCTTTTACGAGTGTCTGCTTCATGTCGTTGATGCCAGCCAAAACCGCGCTGTTATTTTCCGCCATGTATGCCGCGATTTCGTCCTTTTGCTCAAACGCTTCGAGCGACTTTTGCACGGTTTCCAGCATCGCCTGATACGTCTCATCGTCCGCCAGCGTATACCGCGTTTTGGTTTCCGCCATCGCGTTTTCTTCGTCGCGGGCGCGCTGGTAGTCTGCATTTAGCTGCTTGATTTCTTCCGGCGTTAGGTTCAGCAGACGCGAAAGGTACGCATCGTTATCGCGGGAGTATGTAGTAAGCCCTGACAAAATGCCAACGTCAACGCCAGCCTCTTCGGCTTGCTGCAAAGCATCATTATAGGCGTGTAGCGCATCCGCATTCGTGCCGTACCAACTAAGCACATTTTCCTTGCTGTAATCGGTATCGAGGAGCTTCTTCATTTCCTCCTGCGTGTGCGTTACCATGTAGCCCATGCCCGACGCAACGCCCTTGTAGGCTTCCTGCGCCTTTTTCAGCGTGTCCGCACGGTACGTTTCTACGTCTTTCAGCGCGGTCTTTAGGTCTTCGAGGGCTTTCTTTTCGTCCTCGACGGCTTTATCGAAATCGTATTGCTTTTTGGCTTTTTCGTTTGATTCTACAAAGTCATTTTGTGCTGCTGTTGCATCATTATATGCCTTTGTATCTTCTTGTAGTTTTTGAGTTGTTGCTTCTATTTGCTTTTGATTCTCTTGCTGCTGTGCAATGTAGTAGGCACTTGGGTTATTATACGCCTCTTCGGCTTCCATTAGCTGGTTCCATGCGTCTGCTGCTGTACCAGTCAGCTGATAATACCCATATTCGCGCTTTAAGCCTTTTTGTACATTTTGTTGCTGTGTGTATTGCGACGGGTTGCCGGGTGATGATTTTGTAAACTCTTTCCATGTATCTGCAAAAGCAAGATTTGGGACTGTGCTTTTAAAGTATTCGTATGCTCTTTCGAGGGCGGCTTTCCTTTCCGCTTTGATTGTTCCGCTTTCTGCGGAATCAATAATTGATTGCAAATATTGATTATACGCATTCAGTTTCGCAAGTTCTTGCTTGTCTGCATCTACAAGCGCCGCAGCGTCGTTCACCGCGTTCTCGTGTGCAGCGTATTGGGACACTCCGTTTACAGCATCAACGTACTGATTTATTGATTCCGTGTTCCCAATGATTGCGTCCGAAGTCAAATCAACGTATTGCGCCAAACCCGGCATGACGTTAATAAGCTCCTCAATCGCAAGTCTCCACGCGTCGGTGGACTTTATAGCCTCTCCGCTTTCGTCCTCCATGTTGCGCATTGCGTTTACGATTGTCATTGACTCTGCGTAGGTTGCTTGTGCATCAAATAGGGCTTGGTTGCGTTCTGTATAGATTTTTTCCGCGTCTTTGTACTGGTATGACTTGTCAGACAGCACGTTGTTGAGCAGCGAAATCGCGGGCGTTACAACGCCAAGCAGCCCCTTGCCGAACTCTGTCTTAATGCGGTCGAGATTCGTTTGCAGCTTGCGCATTTCATTCGAGAAGCTGTCCCCGGTTCGCGCGAAGTCGCCCTGCGCGTCCTTTGTGGCTTCCAGCAGATATTGATAGCGCAACGTCGCCTGTTCCGCCTGCGACATCTTGTCAAACGCCTTATTCATGCCCTTTTCGAGGGCGAAGGCGTTTAGGTTCGCCACGGACATATTGATGCCGAGCGCCTTCAACGGTTCTGTTTCCCCGGAGATGCCGGAGCGTATTTTCTCAAATGCCGTGTCGTGGTCGAGATTGTAGAACGACGCCATATCCGCCGCCAGACCCGCCATATCAATTGACATTTGCAGCACTTGGTCATCGGCAATGCCCATGGATTTCAGCATAGCGCCCAGCGTGGACGAATACTGCTTTGCTTTGGTTTCCGTGATGCCGTATGCGTTCAGCGCCTCCTGCGCCCACTTGTTGATGGTAGACGCGGAATCCTCAAACGTCACATCAACAACGTTCTGCGTCTCCACAAGGTCGGACGCAAGCCCGATTGATTCATCAATCGACCCCGTGATGCCGTCGATAATGCTATTGATGCCGTTTACTGCCATGTTGGCAATGAACTGTCCGCTTGCAATATCGCCAATAACATCGAGTTGGCTCAAAAATCCGCTAAGGACACCGCCGCCCGAATCGCCAGAACCGCCGCCGTCTGCGGCTTGCTGCAAAGACTGGATTTGCTGCTGCAAACGCTGGATTTCTTCCGTCGCTTGCGTGGACTGCTGCTGTGCTTGCTGCAATTCCGCGCGAAAACGTCCAGCGTCAAACGTCGGGTGCACAGCAAAGCTGTTTAGTTCCTGCTGAAACTGCTGCATTTCCTGCCGGATTTTATTCAGTTCCTGCGTGTATCCGCTTGTATCAATCTTAAAACTTGCGTACAACTCAAATGCTTCCGCCATCTTCTGCACCTCCCCTCGCCATTAGTCCGTTTATAATATCGTCGCAGATTTCCTCTGCTGTTTTTTGCTTTGTTTCGTGCTTCTCTGCGCCGAAAACGTCGCTGTATGACGGGATTTCCAGATTCGCGCCGCCGAACGACGAAATAGCAAGCACCGTCATCCACGCCATATTAGCCATGTAGCAGCGTTTGGCTTCCTCCTGCGTTTCATGCGCCAGAAGCACCCCCAGCGCGTGAACGTTTTGCGGGCGGTACTTGTACAGCACATGGATTACATGATGCACCCCAGACGAAGCGCAAAGGTAAAAAAAGCAAACAGCGAATCGAGCGTGTCCTTGTCCATCATGGCAGCAGTTTCCGTGAAGTCCATTTCTGCGACTTCCTCCGCCGTCTTGCCATGCATCGCGCCGATAATGCCCATTGTTTCCTTGGGATGTTTTGCGTACAGAATCGGCAGCATCTTCATCAGAATGTCGCGCCCGACAACGTCGCCCTTGCTCTTTTCTTCCACGAAGGCTTTCATTTCCTTGCTGTTTACCAGTTTGTCGATATAGGGAATGGCGTTCGCCATCTGCTCAAATGCGGTTGCGGTATTCATGCGTTTTCCTCCTCAAAATTCACGAAAGTGCGGCAGGGCGCGAACCCTGCCGCGTGTTGTTAGGCGGCGGGGTCGAAGAAAATTACCTCGCAAGGTGCATATCCGTCGGTTTCCAGACCGTCCTGATGTGCGGTAAACTCCACCGGGATAGTGCCCTCACCCTTGTCCGTCCACGTCAGCGTTGCGCCCGCCGTGTTCAGCGCGTTTTTGATGGCAATCAGCACATAGCCCTTCGAGGTGTCGCCAACCCAAACAAGGCTATCAATATAATCCGCATCCTCAATATCGGTACGAATCTTGATTGTGTGCTTCTTCTCCGTGTCCGTCAAATCGGCAGTGCCGAAAGACCGTTTAAGGTTGGTGGCGTTGATTTCCAGCAGGGTAGTCGTCAGCTTGATAGTCCAACCATCGTTGACGCTGCTGCCTTTCCATTCCTCTCGCTTGCCGTCCGCTTCGATGCTGCGCGTGTTGGGCGTGCAGACGAACGTGCCGCCGCCGCGCGTCGCGCCAATCAGCGCAGAGCCGCTTGTCTTTTCGCGCTCCGTTTTCAGCAGCGCGCCCAGCGTCGCCGCGTCCGTGGCGGTGGAATAGTCGAAATTAGCAAGAAACATCCCGGCATTGAGCTGCAGATTCTCAAATGTGCTTGCCCGAAGCCCAGTCGTCATTTTGTTACCTCCTGTTAGGTGTAATAAGTCACGATTTCATAGTAAATCCGCCCGTAACAGACGCTTTTAAGCGTCGTGTCCACTTCAAGGCGGAAAAAGTTGCTATTATTGCGGTACAGCGTGATAAAGCCATCGTCGCAATAGATTGCCGTTCCCTCCGGCGGAATAGCGCGGCGAACCTCGTCGAGGATTGCGGCGCGCTGCAAGTTGACGTTGCTGCCGTTTTCCGCCTGACAGCACAGCGTGCAAATCATTGTAGATTTTCCGAATGTGTCTCCCTCTTGCACCTGAAACGCAAAATAGGGAAAAGACGCTTCCTCCGGCACTGCATCCTCGACGTATGCAGGGATGGGCTTGCCCTCGTAGGTGAAGCTGCTCCAAAACTTGTATAGTTTCCGCTGCAAGTCAATCACGCAGTTACCACCTCCGCGTCCGCCTCGCGGAAGTGCATATCGCTCTGCTCCGGCGTTGTCATATCCCTCGCGTCGGACGTGATGCGGAAGACTTTGCCGTCGGAAATCCGCTTCACGCGGTCGTTCGGAAGCAGTTCCAGCATATCGGAAAACACGATGGTAAATAGTTCGCGGATGCCGTTTTGGTATGCAATCCGGGCTTCCGTGCTGCTGCTGCGGATGAATCCGGCACGGAACGGCGCGCCATCTGCCCATGTTACAACGATGCCGCCCATGCCGTCGGATTCCGTGCGCTTGTCTACGATGCAAGCGTCATCCAGAAAATCACTCCACGCCATCAGCCCACCTCCGTGTACATATGGCGATACGGTCGCAGCTTGTCCGCGAATGCCGCTTGCCACGTTACAACGCCATTGCTGCCAGTCGCCCGCGAATAGCTATAATGCCCGAACGATTCAGACGTATAAGCCCCCGTCGGGTTTTTCGTCTCGTACTCCGCGCATTCTTTTGCAATTTCGATGAACGGGCGCGGCGGGTAAAGAAACCACAACGTGCCGTCGAAAGTTTCCTCCCCGTCTGCGTCCTCCATTGCGCCAGAAACAAGGCTGTGAACGCCGTCGTTCCGCGCGCTGCCGCTGATGTACACATAGGGCGAACCTACATCAGGAACGATTTTACCGCCCGCGATGCGAATCTCCCCAGCGTACTTGCAGCGCTCAAAAAAGTTGTTACACTCGCGCATTGCCATTTCCAGCGTCACAGCCATGCTTCCACCTCCATTAGGTCGCTGCCGTCACCGTCGCGCTGCCGGAGCGAATCACGCGGTAGTCGCTGGTGCATTCCGCAACCGTCACCTTCTGCCCGGTAGCAATGGCAAGGTCAGACGTGCCGTCCCAGTTGCTCCAAGTGCGGACATTCTGCCCATAGGTCGCAGTCGGCGCGGTCGTGCCAGCCTTCACCTTGTACAGGTTGGAGCTGGATTCCTTTGCGGGGCTGACAGTCAGCTTCGTGTTGCCATTGCCAGTGCCGGCAGCGGAAGAAACCGTCAACTGACCCGTTGCCGCGTCCGTGATGGTCGAAATCCAGATGCTCTGCGGATTAAAGATAACCGGCATGAACAAGCCGGATGCCCGCGTCCACAGAACAACGGGGTCGTTCTCCACCCACTGCGACACCATCACATAGCGGTGCTGCCCGGACTGGTTGACATTAAGCCCGGTATTGGCTGTGTTTACCGTCTCTTCCGGGGTCTGCCCCCACAAGCCCGCGCCGATGCGCGTCATGGCGTTGCCCGTGCCGATGAACGTCATCTTGTCCTGCGGGAAATAGCGCTTCGTGGTGCGAATCGGTCGCCCATCCGCGCCGATGCCGCCATCAATGGCGTACTGCAAATCGTTGGTAATAACGCGGTTGATGCCGTACTCCGTGGAGAAGAACGTATTCAGCGCGGCGTTACTTACATATGCGCCCTCGCTCAAAGTGCCGTTGATGCGCTTCTGGACTGCGCTGTTCGCGCGAATCTTGTTGATAACCTTGCGGCTCGTAACGATGGTGTCCAGCGTCGTGCCAGCGTCCAGCGCGGTATCAACGACGAACTGAATCTGCGCCGGGATGTCCGCGTCCTCGCTGAAATCGAACGTGAACTCCGTCTGTTCCGGCTTCACGCCATAGTCGATGGTCAGGTCGAGGTTGTTTTCCTTGATGGTCATCTTGCCAGTCGCCAGAACCTCGTTCTTCGCAACCTTGGTGCGCGTCACAACTTGGTCGGCAAGCATGATGCCGTCACGGATAACGTAGTCGTACATAGCATCATTCTGCACGCCGGAACGCAGCAGTGCACGCATACGCTCGGACTGGTTAATCTTTACTTTAATCAGTCCCTTTTCGATGCTGTGGGTATCGACAGGAATGCGGGTGGCGATGTTCGTCCGGCTGTCGAAGCTGTGAAAGTCAGCCATTACGGGCAGCTGATACTGGTTGGCAATCTCCTGCCACTTTGCAACCAGATTGTCGCTGTACTGGTCGGGGAACAGCGCATCAACCGGGTCGTTCGGACGAGTGACGTTAAAGCCAACGTCCAGCCACTCCTCCTTGGGGATAAGACCGAAAATATTGTTCTCAAAAGACGGAATCTGCATAGTATTCTCCTTTCATCAGTACGGGCGAACCGTCGCGGCTTCGGCGGCGATGAAGTAGAAGCCCTTTGCCGTCAGCGCGCTCTTGGCGGTGCTGTTGATTTCAGTGGGGAGACGGCTCTCGTAAACCGTGCCGCGCGTTACGACGCTGCCGGGCATATCTCCGCTGGTAACATCCACGTCCTCGTACACGATGCCGACAGCAGTGCCGTCATTTGCGGGGTAGACAGTCCCCATCTTGACGTACTTCGCGCCGTTTTCGGCGGTGGTAGCGCCCGACTGCTTAATCTGCTTGGTTTCGCGGATTGCGTCCTCCGCGTTTTCAAGAAAATAACCGGGCTGGTAAACAGTCCCGGTCGCCTTGTTGGTAAAGCTCATTTGTTTGCTCCTTCCGGCGCAACTGCGCCATACATATCTTGCGCGTACTTCGCCGCCAGTGCTGCGGCGCGTCCGCTGCCGTGCGTGGCATTGCCGCCGCTCGGCGGGGTTGTGGTAGGTGTACCCTGCTGCTGCTGCGTGGAGAAGAGGTCGCCATACTCGCCCTTGAGCGCGTCAATCAGCTTGTCGCCGTCCTTGATTGCGCCCTTGTCGTCGAGTTCGATGCCGTCCAGTCCGCGCTTTGCCATTACAAGGTCTGCAAGTTTCTCCTGCATCCCCTTGCTGGTCAGCAGCTTTCTTGCGGCGGTTGTCAACGTCGCGGTTTTTTTCTCCGTTTCCACCTGCTGCTTGTAGGCGTCGAACGCCTCCTGAATCTTCTGCGCGTCGCCGCCGCTCTGCTTCGCGTCGGCAAGCTGCTGCTTGAGCGTGTCGCGCTCCGTTGTCAGCGCTGCAATCTGCTGCGCCTTTTCCGCGTATTTGTCACGCTCCGCCTTGATGTCGTTGATTGCGTCGCTGTGGGCTTCCACAATCGCGTCAATCGCTTCATCAGGCACATTCAGGGCTTTCAGGTTCTTCCGGGTGAGGATGTTCATGATTCAATCTCCTTTGCTTCGGGGCGCGGTGCTTTGCGCCTTTGATTGTTTGCGGGTATGCGGTGCTTTGCTTTCCCGCATATATGCAAACAGCGCACGGCGGTTCTTTGCCATGCGCTGATATTGCTGTGATTAGTCCATATTCTGTTTGATTTGGTCGGCTACGATGTCAACGAGACGTTGTGCATTTTCGCTGTTTTTAAATGTGTCGGTTAAAAATGGTCGTCCCGGCGTGTAGCCTCCCGGCATAACGCGAAACTCGCCTTTGTCTCCAATGTTCGGGAAAAATACGGCGTGTCCGGCGTGTCCATCATGCACATATGGCGCATATTCCATATTTGTTCCAACGACAATTCCGTTCCCCTCGCTGTTGATTTCCGCGCTAATATCGAGCCACAAGTCTCCATTGTAGTATATAGGTTTGGGATATGCGTAGTCCATCGTGTCGCGCACCATGCCAACAGCGTCAGTTCGAATTGCCAGCAATGCGATTTTCATAGCCCTATCAAGTTGCTGCTGAATTTGAGCAGTATTGTCTTTCATTCCCGGCATACGCTACTCCTTTTTGTGGATTTTGCCGTCTTCGCCCATGTACTCGGTCGAAAGCAACACAATCGGGCGGATGCCGCAATGACAATTGATGGTTTCCGCAGCACTGCCGTTCGGGTCGCCCGGAAAACGCATGTTACTGTTCGGAAAGCATTCGCCTTGCTTTGCAACTTGCCCATGCCGCGCCATGTGCGGTTCGCGGCTATTGCGGAAACGACACCGCCACCGATTGTATATCGGCACGCCTTGGTCTGCGGCTTCCTGTGACGCGGCATAGGAAGCTTGGTTTTGCGAACGTGTCCGCTCCGTCTGCGCTACTCTCCGCGCTTGCCACTCGCTCTGTCCTGTGATGTCGCTGATGCGGTTCATCAGTTTCTTCCTGTCCTCGCCCAGCGTGGACGAAAGCGCCAGCGCATTTTGCAACTTGTGGCGAATTTCGGTGTTTTGCCCCAGATTCTTGTACGCCAGCTTTGTGAATGCTGTTTCGTTAGCGGCAAAAATCGCCTTGATTTCGCGTTTATTCGGCTGCGCGAACGAGACCTTAACACCCGCGCGGTCTGCCTGCGCCTCGATAACGGTTTGCGCCTCGCCTAAGCTATCGGCGTACACGTCGCCCATCGTGTTACGGATGTCGTCGGTTGCCCGGTTGCCTGCCTTGCAGATTTCTTCCATGATAACTTCTTCCACCCGGTATTGACGGATGAGTTCGCGGACAAAACCCGCTTTCCACCGTTCCACCTTTTCGGGCGTGTCGTAGTACGCGGGCGGCTTTATCTTGCCATAGTCCACTTGTTGCTTTTTTTGCAAGAAGTCTTTCAGGCGCTCCGTGGCGATGTCAAGCGCCTCTTGGTACATCTTCCTTATGCGCATTTGCAGCGCGGCTTCGCGCAAATCGTTGCGCTCCACGTCCGTCACGGCTTTTTCTCCAACAACGAATCGTGTTCGTCAATGTACGCAATTGTCCCTACGATGAAGCCAAACCACAAGAGCCAGCCCGGAACGATAATCACGTTGTTAGCTGCCAACACTGCCAGAATTACCATCAGAATCAGAAGCATTCTGTTCGTCCCCCTCCGTCTGCTGCATTGCCTGTTGCGCCATCCGCATACCCAAAAGCGATTCTTCTTCCCCGCGCTTGATAATGTCGTCGATTTCCTCCGGCAGAATCATCGGATTGAGTTTCAGACGCGTCTCCTTGTCTAAATCGCCCTGCGCTGTGTAGATGTTCTGGATAATCTCGCTCTCGTTTGCGATTGTCTGTCGCTTGAAGCGGATTGTTTCGGTTTCAACGCCCAGAATCCGCAGAAGTTTCTGCACGAAGTCAAAGCACTGCCATTCGTAGGCGTTAGCCTTCAAGTCCAAATTTGCCATACTCGCCCGGATTGCAACATTCGTCAGGCTGCCGCCCGTCAGCTCCGATACATCCAGCGCCATATAATCGCGATAAAGCTGCCGTTCCAGCAGTTCCAGCGCGGTTTGACGCGCTGCATACGGAACTTCAAACGTTTCAGGCGTTACCGTGCTGGATGACGTGCCGTCCGAAATGTTCGCGATTGCTTTCAAGCGGTGAATCTGTTCCAGCATCAGCGCAACCTCGTCGAAATTTCCCCCGAAGTTGTTCAGTACCCAGTAAACATCGTTCGCCTTTTCCAGATTGTTTCCGAAGTCGGAAAGAACGATGTCGTACAGGTCGATTTTTGAGCGAATCGCCAGCGTCAGCTCCGTCTGCTTCTTGTCGTTGGCGTACAGCGGCACAATCGGCAGTGCGCTATAATTCTCCTCGGACACAAGGCGCTCTCCCGTGATGTCCCTCGCGTATGTGCGCTTGTAGGCGCGTTTCTCCTGCGCCACCTCCAAATCAGAGGCATTCTCGCGCGTTTTATAAACCGTCACGCCGTCCGGCTCGAACACACGCGCCATCAGCGGCTTGTCGTCGCCAATCTGCCAGAACTGCACGCCAACCATCGGTTCGCCCGTCAGCTCGTCCAGCAGCGCCACGAACCCGCTATTTTTGTCCGTGTACGCTCGCAGAATCTCAACGTGGTCGAGATTCCAGTATCCCCAGCACACGCCATGCACAAGCGCATACAGCCCGATTTTCGCAAGCGTCGTGTCAAAACCGACGCCCAGCTTCTCTTTTGTCGCGTCGTCTTCCAGCTCCACGCCGTTTCCCAGCAGATAATTAGCCTGCTGCATGGTGAAGCGGCGGAAAAAGTCGCTGTAAATGCGCTGTCCGGGGACTGCTTCCGTCGCCGTCCCCTTCTTCTTGACTATTTTCCCATCGGCTGTTTTTTGCTCCGATTCCGATGTGGTTGCTCGCAGCACGACTTTCGCGGAAACGGTATCGTTCTGCGCTTCATAGTATCTTTGCGCGATTCCCGCCTTGTTAAAGTCCTCGCTGTGTTTATATGCTCCGATAACCGCCAGCGTTGCCTTTGCTTTGTCCGGCTCGTTCTGCCAGTCTTGCCATGTGATTTTTGTAAACATCTGTATCACCCCCCAACATACAAACACGCGCCGCTCCTATCGAGAATCCGACAGCAGCACGCGGCACTGTCCGGCGCGTCATCGTGCTCCGCGTCCTCGGTGTAGTCCATAATCTGCGCGATATATTCCCTGTCTGTGCCTTCCAAAAACACGATATTCCCCCACCACTTTTTGAGGTATGTGCTGATTTTTAGGTACTTGTTCATTTTCTCCGGGTATGCGCGTACCGCCATATTGCGGCGGCGCAATTCCCGCGCCAAATATCCCTTGTCGCCGTTTGTCTCGCAGTAAATCGGCGCGCACATTAGGCGCTCCGTCTCCGATTGCAGTGCGTCCATCAGCGTGTCAACGTGCTTGCGCCACAAACGCCCGTACAAGTACAGCGTGTCGCCGTCCCTCTTGGCGCACGTCAACGCGGTGTAGTCCTCGCCGCCGTATGCAGCGTCAACGTGCGCGATGCCGTCCCGCAACTTTTCCGCCTCCGGCGTGAACGTCGGCGGCGTGTCGAACAGCGCGTTCTCGGCGGCAATGTGGCGCAACTCGTAGTTCGCGGCAAACAGCGACGGCGACATTGATTTCCGCAGTTCTTCCAGCTTCTCCGGCGCAATCAACCCGGTGGAATAGCAGTCGTGCTTCTCCGGCGGCGCAACCAGCGTGAACGCGTCCTCGATGTGCCACGGTGTGCCGATGAAGACGATTCGCCCGTCGCGGGTGACGATGTTTCGCAATTCCTGTATAACGCCCTTGGTGCGCTCTCGTTCTGCGCGGCTGATGCGGTCGTTGAGGTTTACAACGTCGTCGCACACAATCAAATCCGCGTGCTTGCCAGTCATGGACGAACCGCAGCCGATGCCGATTAGCTGGTCAGCGCCACGCGGCGAATCGTACACGCTCACCGTCATACAGTTGCCGCCAGATTTCAGTAGCGTCACGTCCTGCTGCATGAGGATTTGCGCCATGTAGCAAAAAGCCTCGTTCGCGAATACCTTTTTCGCCTGTGCGATGCTCTCCACAACGTCGCTGTCGGTTTTTCGCATGAAAATCGCGTTTTTTCCGTGGTTAAGGACGCACCACATTGCCAAAGCGACGGAAAGGCAGGAAGACTTGTAGGATAGGCGATGCGCTTGAAGCGTGTAGTCCTCTGCTCCGAAGATGATGTGCTGCATCCAGCGTCCGTGAAGGTCGTCTGTTAAGTCACGGAATCCGCACATTCTTCCGACGGCGGCGGGATGGTATCGCCAAATGTTCCACACTTCATCCCGCGTCAGCGTCGTCATTTTACTTCTCCCCGCGTCTCTTTCAGCAACTTGTCAATGTCTGCTTTCGCGTCCTCGGACAACTGCGGCGTTTTGATGTTGACGATGTCACCGGGGTCTTCCCCGATAATCCGCATGATATACTGAAAAGCGGGTAAATTCCCGTCTGCTGCCATTTTGACGGTGCGTCTCACAAGTGCTTCTCGCAACGTCCCGCCATTTTGCAACGGCTCGTCAAGCAGATTGAGCATCAGCTCCTTGACGGTAAAATTTGCTTTGCGCGCCTGCGTTGCTTTTTCGTGCGCTTTCCTCGCGTCACTCGTCGCCCCGTCCTTCCCGCTCCCGAACCTTTTCCCCTTTTGCAGGTTTGCGAGGCTATTAGGATGAGTTCCTCTCGGCATTTACTCACCGCCTGATTACCTGAATTTCCCGTCTAATACCTGTCTCGCAGAGAGTGCAGGCTGCTTCTTGAACACTTCTCCCAAATTTTCAAGCGTCGTCTGCCCAAGTGCGACGCCTTGGACGAAATGCTCTGCGCTTCGCTGTATCATTTGGGTTGCGACCTTTTTGGCATATGCCTCTTGCTTTTCAGATACACCCTTAGGCGTGTTGACATTGATGCCGATATGAGCCATTTCTCGCCGCCCTGTTTTTTGTCCCAGTGCAAAGCCTTCCTTGCTGCTGCCAAGAAACGGGGTTTCGCTTCTTGCGGTTGAAACATACAGTGGGACAACCACGTCATATTTATTGGGAACTAAGTATGACATGGCAAATACTTCTAAATCTTTTACAAACCCATCATTGTCGGCGAATGTCCGGATTTTTTCGACGCGTGAGCCGCTATTTTGGTTGTAGTATTCGACGGTTGCAACTTTGCCGCCGGAAACATAGGTGGAAGAAGTGTTTTTCGCTGAAAGGCTGCCGCCTCTCCCCCCCCACGCTTGCAACCTAAACTGAAACATTTTTTCTCCTCCTGATAACGCTGTCGTAGAATGGCGCGATTTCTACGATATTCCCCGTGCATTCTTTCGGCTTTTTCCCGCAAAGCAGAATTACAGTTGGTGATAGTCGCTCCGCCATCGCGTTATACCCATACAAAAATGCTTTTTTACTTTCTGGATTTTTTTGCGTTCCAACGGATGAAACGATTACCGGTGCGTTCGTCGGCTCTCCGTCAAAACACCAGCTGAACGTCTTTTTGCTTCCCCAACAGATTGTAGGGATTACCTTGATGCCATACGATTGCCAATAAGCCGCAAGCCAATGCTTCATGTAGTGGCAATATATGTTCAGCGCTTCGGGCGTGTCCTGATAGATGGAGAAGTCCGGGGATGCGACGCACCCGGCAAGCTCCAAAATCGCAAGATACCTGTCTGGTTGCGCCCATAGCCGCTTCATGCGGTAGTCGTCCACAAACATATGGATGCCCTGCGTCGCCTTAAAAGGCTTGGACAAGTCGTTGAATGGAATCCACTCCGTCACGTCTGGTTCGCTTGTTGGCGCGATAACCGGGATGTCATATACGCCTGCACATTCAGATGGTGAAGGGAACCACTTGGAAAGATTCTCGTAAAGACGCGAAAATTCCACGCTTTATCGCCCCCTTGATTGCTTAAACCCTCGTGCTGCGCTTTTCGTTCGTGATTTCGCCCGTTTTGCGGTTGAGTTTGAACCGCGAACTGTATTTTCTGCGTCTGCCTTTTTTACCATCTTGGGCTTTATGATGCGCGTCTGCTCTTCCTCGTCTACAAGGGAAAAGTCGGCGACGGAGAAGTCTATATCGTCGTCAAGTTCGATTGTGTCTTGGAAGTGGATTTCCGGGATGTCGAGGTTGAGGTCGTCGCTCATTTTTTCGCAACCCACCCGCAAAAATTCAGGTGTCGCCAAAACATCTGAATATTTGTAAATCCAGCGCCTTTCAAAAGCTCTTCATTCCATTCAGGTTTCAGGTTCACGAGAACGCCTCTTAAACTTCTGCGTTTTTCGATGATTTGTGTATCGGAATATCCATTCGCACGTTTTTGTGCATAGTAGCAGTCCGTCAGCAAATCGTCCATTTCCGCATCTTCTCCTTGTACTTTTTCAACAAGGATGATTGCTCCGCCTTTTTCCGTGTGATTGTAAATTTTTTTCAGCAACTGCTGACGTTCCTCGATTGGCACGAACTGCAATGACAAAACCAAAAGCGTCAAGTCAGCAATTGTTTGTGGATATTGCTTGGTAATATCGCAACAATACGTCTGCATTGCTCCGCAGCTAATCCAGCCGGAATATTCCTTGTTCACTGCTTCAATCATAGCATCACTATTATCAACAAGGAAACTCCGAATACGCGCTCCGTATTTCTGCAAAAACGGACAAATAGATAATCCGTTTGAACATCCAATATCAACAATATTTGATATTTTCCCGTCTTTCCTGAGATATTTTTCGCCAACTGCAAATGTTAATTCGCGCATCTGTACATATCCCGGAATGGAGCGTTCAAGCATATTGGGAAAGCATTCCGCGACATCTCTTCCGAATTGCCATTTTTCCTTTGGAATAATATTGTCGATTTCGCTCATGGCTTTTCTCCTTTTATAATTTATCGAGAATGTTTTCTTTTATTGTTCTCGATATTTCGCGCATCATTATTGGCGGAACCATACGCCCAAGACGTTCCCATCGCTGCGCAAATGTTCCCGTTAAAACAAAATCGTCGGGTACGCTTGTTATTCTTTTCAGCTCCGCTATTGTAAATTTCCTATCTTCTGTCGGGTGACAACTTCCAGCTGCGCTGGCATTTCCGTGCATCTGACATATCGTCGAGCATGGCGCATATAGCGATTCTCTTATTAAATTAAAGTATGAACCATTTGCGACGGAAGCACCAGATATAGGTTTTTTTTGGTTTCTCGGTATTTTTTTTAGTATCTCTCCCCATTTGTATTTATTCGCATCCTCGATAAGCTGCTTTATCTCTTTTTCATCGTTTGTAATATTTTTTAATGCGTTCCCAAGCGGCACAATATAATTATAGGGTTTGGGAAAGCAAGGCATAATTCCTATATCGTTTCTTACACCGACGAAAATTATACGTTCGCGGCTTTGCGGAACACCTAAATATTTTGCATTGATTAGCTGCGCTTTTACTATGTATCCGCACTGCTCCATGCACTTTATATATTCGCGGAAATATCCGATAGCCGTTCCTTTTACCATTCCTGAAACGTTTTCAGCTACAAATGTTTTGGGCTGTAATCCATTTAGAATTCTAATGTATTCAAGAAAAAGATTCTCTATCTGTTGACTTTTCCCGTCACTATATGCTCTTTTTTTTCCCCATCCCTTTTCGCGCTTTCCCGCCGTGGAAAATGCGCAGCACGGAGGCGACCCATCGAATAAGTCAAGCTCGCCTTTTTTTAGTCCGATTTGTTCAAGAATTTCCTCCGGCTTTATATCTCGAATATCTCTTGTATCGAGATATGTGCCGTTATGGTTGGCGCGATATGTTTTTTGAGCCTCTTCGACAAATTCATTTGCCCATAGAATTTTGTAACCCGCCATTCTATACCCAAGGCAAGAACCGCCACCACCGGAGAATGTGCTTACTACATTATGTCCATTCCACGGAATTTCATCTATTTCTTTCATAAAAGGAACGGAATAAACATTAGTTCCATTCATATCCGCACCTCGGACATTTATGCTTTACTTCTTCCTCCCCAGTAAATTCCTTAAATGTTTTCGGAGGCTCGTTTTCTTCGATGAAACTATTTAATGCACCGAAGCCGAACTCGCTCATATCAACATCAACGATTTCCGCCAACTCTTGGTCGAGCGCCGTAAAGTCCCAACCGCTGTCCATGTTGGTTTTGTTGTGCGCCAGAGTGTACGCCTTGCGCTCTTCTTTTGTTAAGTGGTCGAGCCTGATGCACGGCACTGTCGGGATGCCGAGCTGCTTGCACGCTTCCAGCCGCCCATGCCCCTCGACAATCAGGTTTTCCTTGCCCCAGATGCCGATGGGGTCGTCCATACCGAACCGCTTGATACTTGCCTTGATTTCGTCGATTTGCTCCTGCGGATGCCGCTTTGCGTTTCTCGCGTATGGCTTCACGCGGTCAATCGGTAGCATACAGTCCGTTTCGACGATTTTGATTCCGTTCCAGTCAATCAACAGTTTCCCCTCCTCTTCGTCCGTCGCGTCCCCACCAACGCAACAAAGCGCATCGCGCATAAATCCCGCCGCTGAAGAGGCAAGAGCAGCACTTCCATAGTCGCCTCTCCCAACAAAAAAGACGCTTGCATTACTGCTCGCGCCTCTCTTGCTGCTTTTACATTTTACATTATATCACGCTTTTAGCTCTCATTGCTCTCATCTTTTACCGTTGCAAGGAAGTTCTTTGCCGCCCAGCGCCCATTTGCGTTGAGCATCCGCTGCCACGCGCTGTTCTTCGGCGACCAGCGAAAGCCGTTTGCCTTTAGCGCGTTTCGCGTCTCCTCGTCGGGCTTATCCGGGAAAATCAGGCGAATGCGCATGTCGTCCGTATCCTCCACCACGCGGATTCCCTTGATTACCTTTTCGCCGCCCCCTTCCTCCTTCACGGCGGTGATACTTGCAATTCGTGCCTTGATTCTCCGTATCTCTGCGATACAGTTTTGCAGCGTGTAAGCACTAAACGGTTGCCCGCTGTGTTTGTATTCGTGCATTTTTTCTTCTGTTATCTCGTCAAAGAGATAAAACCCGTCAAGCGTTCCGTTTTTTTTGTAGTAGGCGTTCGCCTTTTTCATCGTCTGATAACATTCCTCCATGTTTTCCAGTTTGTTTTTGAGCTTTTCCAGCGCGTTTGCGTCTCCTGCCTTGATTCCGCCCGTTCCGACGCTCTGTATGCGGCGAATCAATCCGCTGATTTCTTCGTACTTTTCCGCGTTTCTTTTATATGCAGCAATCTGCTTTTCCTTCTTCGCTCGATTGATGCCAGCCGGACCGGCAATCATGACAGAAGGACACATCGTACCAATGGCGTTCTCGCGGTTTATCCACTCCGCCAACTTCCGGCAGTATCGATTGAGTATCATGTCGATTGTCTCCGCGCATTCCGGGTGCTTCTGCTTCTGCTCATCTGCGATTTCCTGCGCCCTGTCGCACATTGTGCGATACTCGTTCGTCGTGCTGTTTTCTTCGTAGTCGTCAAGTGACATCATCAGCTTTGATGCCTTCGCGGTTTCCTCGTTGATTTCGTAATACATGCCCATATTGCCTCCTGTCTCGCGTTCTAACGTCTTGCTCATAATTATGCCTCCTGATTGCTCCGTCGTCTCTCAGGCGGCATTCTGTTGCGATTAGGCGGGCTTGATTGCTTCCACCTGCTGCTTGGTGAACAAGTAGGCGGTCGTGAGGAAGAACCCGCTATTCTCTTCCTTTGCGTCAACGTTCTTTTCGTCCTTCTTCTGCTTGCGCGTCTTGGGCTTCCAGATGCTCACGGTCAGCGCGGCGTGTTCGCCCTTTTTGACCATGTACCCGTGGTTCTTCCACTCGGAGAAGGTGTGAATCGTGAGGCGCAACCCGTTCATGATATAGGTTGCGGCTTCCTCTTCGGAGAAGATGCCCGCGCTGATGGCGGACTTGGTGATAATTTCTTCGTTCGACATGGTGCTTGCTCCTCCTTCCTGTTCACGCCAGCGTTGCAACGACTTCGGAAGGCTTGTACTCTTCGCCTTTCTTCCAGCGAACGATGCTGCGCTCGTAGTCGCCATCCATCGTTTCGTCCCCGTACTGCAACTCGTAGCAGTATTTCTTCGTTTCGTAGTACCAGTTGATAGCCAGCTTCTGCGCCATCTTCTCGGTGATGCGGATGCCCTTCTTGATGCTCGCGAACTTCATAATACTTACCTCTTTCTGTCTGGGGCTTTATTTTTTGTACCGCCCTCCTGACACTATTATTATAGCATATACTGACGTATATGTCAAGGGGCAAATCACATTTTTTTTGCGATTTTTGCAAACTTTTTGCGCAACGAAAAAGACGCACCCCAGTGGATGCGCCCCATGCTATTATTGTTTTTTGTTGGAAATTATTACACGCCCGACATATGCGTTTACGGAATCAACGATTAGCTGCGCCACCGAGAGACCGCGGCGCTTTGCTTCTTCTTCCAGCGCCTCTTTGCTCCCAGCGCGAACGTCGAAGCGCACCGTCTTAATTCCCTCTTTTTCGCGATACTTCTTCATCGCGCGGACGGAAATGTCCCCTTGGTAATACTCTTTACGCATCGCTACAACCCCTTTCGGGGATATTGTAGCATAGGATGGTTGATTTTGCAAGCTGTTACTTTTCACGCTTCACCTCTACGATGTAGTCCAAATCGTTTGCTCTTTCGCAGACTGCGACCATTTTCCCGTCCAGAGTTGCAAGGTGGCTGTACACGAAACCATCTTTTTCAAGGCTACCATGCTTTTTAAGCTCTCTGTATTCTTCCTTCGTCAGCGTCAGCATCACTGTGTTTTCCCTTTCTGTCGGGGGCTTTATTTTTTGTACCGCCCTTCTGACACTATTTATTATAACATATACCGCTGTATATGTCAAAAGGGGGGCAAATCACATTTTTTTCGAGATTTTTTGCAAAGAAAATCGCGCACCTTTCGATGCGCGACCGCCTTATTCCGCGCTCTGGATTTTCCGCTCCGCGTTTCCAATCACGCGGAAGACGTGCTGCTCGGAATACGCCAGATTGTAGCTGATTTCCCGGGCGCTCCGTCCCTCCAGATACCGCATCCTCATGCACTGCACTTCCAGCATATCTCTTCGCGCTCTTTTTTCGTCATCTGTTTCCGCAAAACGCTTCTTAGCCTGAACTTCCAGCGCGTCGATTATCGGCGCAAGCTCTTCGCGCATCCTGCACAACTCGTCCCAGATTGCGTTCTTGCGTTCCAGCGCCTCGACGCGGTACAGCAACCCTTCCTCCGTGCTGTTCATGCTTCCGCCCCCTCGCGGCGCGTCGCTGATTGTCCGCGTCAGCTTCTGCGCCCGGATTCGCGCCTGTTCTGCTCGCAAGCAAGCCATAGGATACCGCCTGATGAGATACCGCATCCGTTTTAAGTCAACCATTTTCCCCTCCCGCAACCGCCCACGATTATTTTACCCCTTCAAACGCCTTGACGATAGCTGTATACAGCGCCGGGCGAATCTGTCCGCTCATTAGCTCCGTGTACAGCATATCTTGTACCTTCTCGATTGCCCCGTTTGCCTCCTTCTCTGCGTTTAGCCGCCTGATTGCGTCCTGCGTCGCCCTGACTTTGTAGGCATCGTGGCGGCTTTTGCATCCGCGCGAAACGTTTCCCGCAAGCCGCTTGACGTTCTTTTCCAGCTCTTTCTCAAGCCAAAAGGAGTAACGGATTTCGTCGGTGTCCACCATTGTCTCACTCTCCGTCCATGTATCGCATAATTGCGTCAATCGCTTCTTGGCAGCCCTTTGCCACAACGCAACGGTAACCCTCGGCAGTCAGCATCTTCATGCGCACCTTCTGCGATGACGATACCATCCCGCCCCTTCGCCGCTTCATTTCGATGAAAAGCCCGTGTTCACGTCCGTTTGAGACGGGCAGGAAGATGTCCGGCACTCCTGCACGCGTCCCTGTCCGCTTCATCCTCGCGGCGGTCGCCTTGGCGCGATAACCGCCGTTCGGGATGGCGAACATCCCTTTCAGCCACGGCTTCGTTGCGCTTTGAGCCTCCGCCCAGCGGAAAAGGGCTTCCTGCTCTTCGTCCTCTGTCGGGATTACATCGGCATAAAGAGAACGTCGTGTAGTCCGCACTTTGGATTTGTACATTTTACCCATGCACCTCCCTGAACATCAATTGTAGTGTATCGCTTCATCACTGCGTTGCAAACCGGGCAGATTGTCAGCGCATTCAGCCATTCTTGCTTTTCGACCACGTTGCACCTCCTCTCTGCGCCTTCATGCACATTGCCGCAACCTGAACAGCTTCGCAAGCCAGCAGTGTAGCTGCCGCTGCTGTTTTGCTCGCGCACATCGTGAATACTTTCTCGTCGTCTCGGCGGTTCGCAAGCCAAACGTCGTTTGCCTTTCGGATGACACGCTGCATCTCTTCGTTCGCTTCCTCGATTTCTTCCCAGATGACGGAGAACGCCTCCGGCATGGAATGGAAAGTTTCTCCGTGCTTCTTCTGCGCTCGAAGAAGTTCGGAAAACACAACCGTTACAATTTCATCTTGCAATTCTCTCACAGCCATCATCACTCCTTATTTACAAATGCGCAAGCCACGCACACCGTAGCAGCCAGCAAGCACAGCAGACCGATAACCTTCATTGTCATCCCCCAAACCACGCGGCAAGCGCATCCGCTCCGGCGTAAACCAAAATCGAAATGATACAGTTGACGAGCGCCAGCAGAATGTAAATGTACCACGGGCGCGTTTCCTTCGCCAGCAGGAAGCCCGTCAGCCCCAGACCAATCATTGTACCGAAGAGCACCGCCTCGGGCAGCGTCACAGTTTTCATCAGCTTTCCTCCCACGGCGTATTCGCAATTTCTTCCACCGTTGGCTTCCGCAGCCAGCAGCGCCACGTCTCGCCGTAGGTGTAATCGGCGTACCATGTGCGTCCGCCGTCGAAATATATGCGATGGCTTTCAGGCTCCCAGTACGTTACCTTTCGCGCATGTACGCACGGCTCGTCGTCTCCGTTGTTATCTTCAATCCACACGAGCGTTCCTGCGCTGATTGCCAATTCCGCAAGTGTCAGTACCCGGTTTTTTTTATCGTTCATCTTCATCCTCCTTTTTCGCGTCTAATTCTGCCTTCGTCGGCTTTCTTATCCAAAACCTCGTTTTCATGCGCTCTTCCGGCTCTTTTATCAGCTGCATTATTGTCGGTTGCGTCGGGGCATACGTCCGCATTGGCGATTCAAGCACGATGAAGAAGTCGAATAAATCATTCTCTGCATACCAGCACAGTAGATAGAGCGAATCACTGCCTTGTGGAATCGGAAACATAACTTGTGGAATCGACCACACAAGGCGTTCTTGTCGCACCTCTTCCATCGTCAGCTCCCGATTTCCCGGATTGCAGAAAGGACTTGTCGCTGCTTTGTATGCCTTGCTCTCTGCCTCTTCTGCGCTTTCGGCGTATACATGTGGAGAATGCTCTCCGCAGTTTGTGCAGCGGTAGTATGCCTCATATCCAGCGCCGTTTGGCGTGAATTTTCTCGGGCGCATCATGTATCCGCACCACGGACAACGCGGCAGGTTTTTGTATTTACTCATCATCGTCGCCATCCTTCTTCTTCTCCGGCAGCCACTTTGCAGCTTCGCGTTCGTCCTCCGTCGGCTTCCGCAGCCAGAAGCGTCCTTCCACATCAGGTATATCGTACAAATCTCCTTCGTAGTTGTACTTCCCATTCTCAATCCAAACCGGATAATCAAAGCTGCTGTGATACCACTTATGGTCTCCTTCATACCAAGCGTAACCGATATACGTTTGCAATTCATCCAGCGTCAGCACCCGATTTGGCTCTTGCCGTCGCTTCATTGCCGCTTTGTATGCTTCTTCTGCTGTTTTTCGTGTTGGGCTATCGCATTCGCAGCCTTCGTTGCGACATCTGTACCAGTACCGCGCGCGATTCCCGTCCGTTGCTTGCAAGTTAAAGATTTCGTTTTTTAGCAGCATCTTTGCCCCACAATACGGACAAAACACAGGGAACTTCTCGTCACTCATTGTCGCTTTCCTCCTTCGGCGCTTCCGGCAATGGCTGCCAGTGCGTCACAAGCCGTGTAACATTGCACAGGCTGTACGTCATCCATTCGCCGTCTCCGTGGTATTCCGCGATTGTGACGTTGCCCCCCACCCTGACGAGATATGCTTTCTTGTCCTCATCTTCCGGCGGCAGCTTTTCACCCGCGTCCACCCAGTCATCCGGCAGTTCTCGCCAGCGCGTTACTTCGCACTCAATGTTGAGTTCATCGTAGTCCAGCACCCACGCGCCATTGCCATAGTACCCAGCAACCGCCCATCCTTCGGCTGTCGCAATGAGACACGCACGACAATCTGCCGGCAGCACCTTGTCCACGGAAAACCACCCCGGCGCACGACGATTCCACTTTTCCACAACGTCCGAATACTTCTTCCCTCCGACGACAGTTTGATGGCAATGAAGGCACATGCAAATCCAGTCTCCCGCAAAATACGGCATGCCAATATATATTGCATTATTTGAAGGTTTGTATACATCGGGATTGTTACCGCAGAACGGGCACGGTTTCAGTTTATAATCCTGCATTCTTCTTTCTCCTTTCGTCGTTGTTCCACGCTCTCACGGCTGCGGCTCTTGTTTTACCAAGTTCACCGATATAGCCACAGTCCAAGCATCTCACCTCAAAACCGTTACCGCCGAAAAATTTAGTCCACATTTCCACGTACTTGCTTCCGCAATTCGGGCAAGGCTTTGGTTTTACTCGCATTACGCCCATCCCCCCTTAAACTTGTTGATGAAGTACACTTGCCCTTTGCCCGTCACTTTCGGCGTTCGCCGCAGTATAACGCTGCCGTCCGACGTTGTGATAGCCGTTTCCTTTATCTCGAAAAGTCCCATATCCATAGCTCTTTGCGTCGGGCAGTTGTGAAGCTCTCCTTTGCTGCACAAATATCCGTTCACGCGCAGGAGTTTGAACAGCTTCTTTTCGCCGATTTCAACGCCATTCTGCCGCAGCAGCTTCGCCATCTCGTTCACAAGGATGCTTGTTTTGCTTGCGCTCACAGCATCCGCGAACAGCGCCTTTGGCTGCATCTCCGTGATTTGCTTGTTGCGCTGCTCAATCTGTCGCTGGGCAACAATCAGGGCTTTCGCCATCAGGTCAGCGTCGCTCATGTCTTCCTGCCCTGCGATGTAGCCGCCGCTCTTTCGGATTGATGGGATGACATCGTGCGTAATCCAGCGCTTGAACTCTTTCGCCTCCGGCTTGCGACTGCTGAGGACGAGTGCGTACAGCCCGGGTTCGCTGACGACGGTCACATTTGGATTGCCGCGATTTCCGTCGGTTAAAACGACGGTATTCTTTTCGTCGTCGTCCAGACGTGCCACTGCATCCCGTGCGTTCTTGACTTCCAGCGCTCGGCACACATCCGCCGCCACGAACCACGGCTCTTGTTTCCCTTCTTCGACGAATGTCCGAATGTTTCCAAACCGTTTGTTCTCGTAAACGATGATGTTGTACATGGCTTTCCTCCTTTTAGTCCTTTTTTATGCATGTATACCGCATGTGCGGCTTGTCGAAGCCCAGATGCACGAGCCCCGTTGCGCCGTTTCTGTTTTTTCTGATTCTGCACGTCTGCCACGTCAAACCGTTCGCTTTGCAATTGTGATACATCTGCCATCTGTCGCTGTTCTCGTCCTGCGGCTCTTCCGGCTCGTGCAGGATGAGAAACACGTTCGCGTCCTGCTCAATCGCGCCGCTGTCTCGCGCTTGTGACATATCCGGCTCGCTTCTTGTCGCTTTGCCGAATCCCTTCTCGCTCTCGCGGTTAAACTGCGTCATACAGAGCAGCGGAACGCCTAAATCCATCGCCATCAGCTTTAACTCGCGGCTGATTTGCGTTACCTCCTCCGTACGATTTCCGCACTTCTCGTCGGCTCGCATGAGTTGGATATAATCAACCACAATCAGGCTCAACCCCTGCTTGCTCGCTTTCATTTTTGCCGCCGCGTTTCGGATTTGAAGCGGTGTAACTGCTCTTTCTTCGATGGTAACTGGTAAATCTGCAAGCGCCTGATAGCATGGCGAAATCTGCGCGAAATCTTCTAACTCCATCTTGCCCGTGGAAATTTTCTGCAAGTCAACGCCGGATTCGTTCGCCATGAAACGCGCTGCAATTTCCACTGGGTTCATTTCCAGCGACACAAGCAGCACCCCGCCGCCGTGCTCCGCAACGTACTTCGCCATGCAGATAGCCAGCGACGTTTTACCGACACCCGGACGTGCGCCGATGTAGATAAGCTGTCCTGGCTTAAAGCCCCCCAGCATTACGTCAAGGTCTGCGATTCCGCATGTCACGCCATCTTTCTTGTCGAAAGAATTTGCAAGCATGAGCGACGCTTCGTGCATCGTCACCCCGTCGTTGACAGCGGTTGACGACTGTGCCGCCGCTGCGCAATCCGCTTGCAGCGCTGCAACCGACACGCCCGGATTTCCTACATCTTGCAGGATTTTTCGCGCCAGCGTCGCAAGTTCGCGGCGTTTCGCGCACTCTGCCAAAATCGCTATGTACTGCCGGGACATGATGGGTGAAATGCCCATTTGTACGCATTGCATCAAGAGGGCGGTATCTTGGAAGTCGCATTGCACTTCTGCATCCAGCGTCACAAGGTCAACTTGTTTCCCCTGCTTCACAAGTCGCATGATTCCGCGCTGACAGGCTTGCATCTGCTTTAAGCCGAAAACGCTGTCCGGCAGTGCGGCAACTTCCTGCGCCACGATTGCATCTTGCATCGCAAGCCCAATCAGGCTTTTTTCCGCGTCCTCGTTGATGTATGCGTCCATCTTTAACTACTCCATTTTCTCGCTATCTCTTCCAACTTTGTCCGTACCTCTGGATACCCCACGCTACTCAGAAATACATCTCTTTGTTTGATTTTCGGCGGTTCGGGCACTTCAATTCCATCCGTGCTATTGACAAACCTTATCGGGTGCTTTTCCGCCTCAATCCGCGCTTGCTCTCGTCGCTCTTTCTCCTGTTTCTCTTTCGCGCGTCCATTGATTACACCCTTGAGGTATCGGATGTTAGGCTTCCCAGATTCTCCGGCGATTTTCACGCATTCCAGCACTTCTTCCGTGCCGTTGTCCGCCACAAGCTGGTTGATATTGTCCATCGTCGCCGTTGTGTCGGGGAATCCTTGCCGTTTCGCTTCGTCCAGCACATCGTTTGTGCCTTGCTGGATTTCTGCGGCTGCTTCGTCGCTGATGAAGGGTGCAGGGGTGTGCACTTCTGGTTTCTGCTCTGGTTTGGGGTTGAGCTGTGCCGATTCGGGCTGCTGGATTGCTTCTGGCTTTTCTTTCTTCGGGCGACCACGTCCGCCAGCCTTTCCACCTGCGGAACGCACCTCGTGAATCTTGCAGATTTTATCGCATTCTCGCAACAGCGCAAGGTACAAAAACGCCGCGTTTCCCTCAGGCTCGACATCCTCACCCGTCACCACATAATCAAGAATGGCTTTAAGCGCACGTCCGGCTTCTTCGTCGGAAAGTCTCGCGATTTCCCGGCGCATGGCTACCTGCACAGGCACATACTCAAGCTCCATTTGCTACCTCCATCAGCTGCCGTTAAAACGGCAAATCCTCGTTGTATACCGGGGTGTACTGCGGCGCGGGCGGTTGAGCCGCCTCATGCGCCACCTGCGGTATATCCTGTTTCGCGCTGTCCAAAAACTCAACATCCTGCGCGAATACTTCCAGCGTTGCGCGTGTGCTTCCGTCGTTGGCGTTGTATGTGCTGACGCTGACGCTGCCAATCACGCACACCTTGCGTCCCTTGGCAAGATACTTTTGGCACGTCTCCGCTTGTTTGTCCCAAACGGACACGCGGAAGAAGTCTGCTTCCGCCTTTTCGCCCGGTTTCGCGCGGCGATTGACAGCAACCGTGAAGTTGGCGACGCTCTTGCCGCTCTGCGTCGTGCGCAGCTCAACGTCCCGCGTCAGATTTCCGATGATTGTCAGCTTGTTCATTGCTTTTCCTTCCCAGCTTGTACAGCTTCGCTATTTTTTCGTCGATTTTGACGGGCTGAATGTGGTATTTCTCGTCAAAATCCGCCTGTGCCATCGTGTGGCACTCCGTGTGATGTACCCGGCAAAGCGGTTCACACGTCAGCCCGATATGATTGATTTCTGTGCGGTCTGCACCCATGCCGACGCGCTCCCAGTGATGTAGGTCTGACGGTCTGCGTCCGCAGACGGCGCACTGCTTGTGCATCACACAAGCGTAGATATACGCGCCGATGTCCTCCGCATACTCCACAAGCGGCTGTTTTGTCGGGATGTCGTTGATAACGCAGAACTCAACCAGCCAGTCGATGTAAAGCCGCGCAGTTGTCATATCCACGTCGGACAGGCTAAATGCCTTGATTGCCTCCGCTTGTAGCTTATCAATCCGCGCTCGCAGAAACTCCGCCTTGAGCATCGTGTTTAGGTCGCTCTTGTCGCCCTGCCCGATGTATCCCGTCGCGGCTGCTATTTCGCCAATCAGCGCCCACGCTTTGCGCCGCTGCTCTGGACTTATTGTGCGGCAGTCCTGCCAAAGCACCGTGACGTTATCGGATAAGTTTTCCGCATCGGGGCGGACAGTCTGGATTGTCAGGCTGTCCGGTTGCTCGATGACCTTGCCGATTGTCGCAATCATGGCTCACTCCACGGCGCGCGTTTGGTTTCCTCGCGTGTCGGCTCTTTCTCCCAGCATCGCCACTTTACGCCGTAGTCCCCCATGTAGACGTTAAATGAACCAATGCCGATGTTGCTGGGTATAACGCGCCACGGATATACAGCCGTTTTTAGGCATGCGCAAATCGGGATGTTGTCTCGAAGTTCAAGCCACAAAATCGCCGTCTTTTTGTTTTGCTTAACGGCTTCGGCGCACGTCAGAACGCGATTTCGCGGCTTAGTCGCCATCGTCATTTCTTCCTCCTTTGGCGGAAATTCTGAATCGCACGTCGGGCAGCGGAGCCGCGCGGTTCTTCTTGCCATGTCGAGGAAAACGTATTTCATTTCATCGTCGCAGTACGGGCATCGTGGCATAAGTTCTTCTTTAGGCATTCTTTTCCCCCTCTCACAGCTTTTCCGCCCCTTTCTCCATGCGTTCTGCTTGAAGTTTGTAATAACGTTCCCGTGCAGCTTTACAGATTTTTTCTCTATGCGCTAAGTAATGCTTGCGATTATATCTCAGCCGCTGTTCTTTGTTTTTCCAGTAATATTCTCGATGACGTTTTTGAAGCTCTTCTTTGTGCGCTTGATAGTAAGCCCGCTGATATTCGCGATATGCTTCCCCGCGTTCAGCCATCCGCGTCAACTCGCTTTCCTGTGATAAACTCCGCTCTCGGAAGCGTCTTAATCCATGCGCAGAACGCCCTCCATTCCGGCAGACGGTGATTTCCACGCTGCTGATAGATGGTTTTGAGCTGCCGATAGTTGGTAGTCATCCGCGCCGTCAGCCGCAAGCCAACAGGCACGTTGTAGAGGACTGCAAGATACCGTTCCGGCGTTGGGGCTTCCTTGTACTCCGCAACCAGTTTCTCCACAAGCTCGATTGTTTCACGGCGCACATAGTCAATGCACTGCTCGTCGATGTCCATGCTTGTTATGCGGTGCATGGTGGACTGGCTTGAAACAAAGTCCAGAAAATGATACCGCTCGGCTTCCACCCACGCCTTGACGGTGAACGTGAGGTCGAACTGTACGACGATTCCCGTCAAAAATTGGTCGTGTCCGCTTCCTGTTGGACAGTTGGCAAGTGCCATCGTCCGCTCTGTGACTTCCGTGCTACAATTCTCCGTATCGGTTGCCATCGGATAGCGGCTTGCCTTTACGCTCGACACAAGCCCCATGATTTCCACGTTGCTGACTACATTCATCGCCGTTCCCCTTTCTCGATTCGCTCCACCATGTCAAACGGGTCGTCGAAATCCAGTCGGATGCCCGTCTTTTCCAGCACCTCATCAATCAGTTCGGCTGTTGTGAAGTACGCACCTGGTTGAAGATACTTTTGCGTCGCCGTCAGCATCCGATGAATCCGCTGTGCGCCGAATCCGAACTCCTCTTTCATCGCAAGGCACATTCCGGCAAAAATCATCTTGATTGCGTGGCGTTCCGCGTCCTTCGCTCCTCGCTCATACTCGCGTTCGTAGCCTCCCCGCGCTCTCATGATGCTCTGCGTGGCGTGGGTCATGTCCCGCGCCGCTCTTCTGCGTTCTGCCCTATTCATCATGACGCCTCCCGGAAATTAGCTTTCACCGCGTCCATCAGCGCCTTTGCGTCCGCCATCGTCATCTCTTTCGTCGGGATGTTGCGGACGATGTTTGCTTCCACAAGCGCGGCGCGAACTCTGCCCAACTCCTGCATATCCATGCCGATGTTGCTGCATTCGCGCATGATGTAGTTCGTCGGCGTTTCTGCCGGGTTCTCTGCGTTCTTTGGCTGCGGCTTCGGCTGTTCGTGCTTCGCCTCGTGCTTGGTTTCGTAGCTCTCGCCGTCCGGGTCGGTCATCTCCTCGGTCGGGATGCAGAACACCTGGAAAAGCGCGTACTTGTAAGCAATCGCCATTGCCTTGTTGCTTGCCTTGTCGCCGCTGTCCATGCCTTCGCCCAGCGTCACCGCCTCGACAAAGCTGCCGTCGGTGGTGTAGAAGCGGAACGCGATTTTCAGCAGACTGTAACGCAGTTCTCCGCCTTTCGCCGTTACCTTAATTTCTCGCGTCTGCTCCAGAACCTGCGGGACGGTGAAAATCTTGTTTTTCGTCAGGATGGGCTTCAAGGCGTTCATAACATCGTCGATGCCGCGGAACTTAAAACCCTGCTGTTGGTTATATTTGTCCTTGCCGATTGCGGAAATGTCCGCCATCGCCGCGCTAATTGCGGCGTAAATCTGCCCGTTTTCCATGACTTATTTCCTCCCTATCATGCTTCTCATTCTGTCGGCGGCGGCTTTCCGCTGTTCCTCCGTCATATTTACGCGCTTCGGCGGCGAAACTTTCAGCCACTTCGCCGGGACTTTACAATACAGGCAACCGTGATTTTCCTGCGGCGTTTTCACAATCTCGACTTCCTCCGGGTGCGCGTCTCGCAGTCGCATGATGCGTGTGATAAACCATTTTTCATCTGTGGAAATCCACATCGTTTTGTCCGTGTACTCCAAGCACGTTTCCATCGTCGTTCCTCTTCCTCCTGTCAGCACTCGTACCATCTCTGATACTGCTCGTTTATGTACTTCTCCCAGCGCCAATCCTCTCCTGTTCGATTGGCTTCATCAACCCTTCGCACGGGCTTCCTGCACCCTCGCGGCACTTCGTCCGTTTGGTCACATCCGCAGTCGCAGCGCTCCCCCTATCCAGATATGCCCCGCACAGGCAGCAGCGTCTTGCCATTTGCCTCACCCCTTCTGCACCGCGAAAATTGGGTCGCGCGGAACAATTTTGATGCCGGGTACGACTTCGCCCGTAATTTCATCAATTGCCTGTCCGTTGTTTTCTACAAATAACCCTTTCAGCGCCGTCCATTTCAGCTTCGGCACGTTCTCCACGCAGGACGGCGCATTCTCGGCACACCACGCGATAATCTGCGCATCGTCGCGCTCGTACTCCGGCGCTTGCGCCTTGCGGACAAGGATGCCGCTCGGCAGCTTGTACTTCTCGCTGGTCTTCGTCGCCTTGTGTGGCACGCTGTCGAAGTAGCGTTCCAGCAGGGCGGTGAAGTAGTCAATGCTCTGCTGGTTGGACTGCGCCACGCGTTCACTCTGCGCCCTGTAGTAGTCCTTCCACTTCTGCGTGTCGGCTTCCAACTCCGCGATGCGGCGAACCGCCCAGTCTGCCTTCTGGTCGTTGTCGATAACAAAACCCGTGCGTTCTTCCTGCTCGTTCTCCTCGATTTCGTTGATAAACTGTTCCATATATGTTGACTTCCTTTCTTTCCCGTGTTATAATGGCAGTGGCTTAACCGCCACATTACCCTTTCTGTCTGCTCGTGTTCGCGCTTTGTACCCGCGACACGGGCGCTTTTTTATGCCCTTCTCCGGGCGATTGTGCCGTCAGGATTCATCAGCCCGCGCGCAACAAGGTCGTTGCGCTTTTTGCGCTGGCGGAGGACCTCGTTCTCCTGCTCCTGCGTCGGGTAACGCTTTCGGCGCTCCATCTCCTGCTCAAAGTCGCTGACAGTGACGCGGATGGTTTCGTGCGCCTTGCCGCCGATGCAGATGTGCGGCATTTCGCGCATGAATTTCCGGGCGCTCTCCTTGCTGATGCAGAGAATTTCAGCGACGCGCTCGGTGTTGAGGTACTGCGTCATTTCGAGCCACTCCTTTTCTCGATTCTCGCAAGCGTGTCGGTCATACAGGCGATTGCCTTTCGCAGGACTTCCTCGTACTTATCGCGATTTATCGGGTTGTCAATGCGCCCGTCCTCCGATACGTCGCGCTCAATTGCACTTTGCAATCCCATCACGTCCTCAAGCGCGAACCGACCTCGGAGAACGCTCCCCGCCGTCGTTGTCTCATCTACGCCGCGATAATGTCGGCGGTAGCTATCGCAGTTTGATAACATCCACTTATGCCACAATCCCGGCGCTTTATAGGCGATTTCCAGTCGGTCAACGTCGTCTGGCGACGGGAACGCTTCGCCTCGCTCCCAGCGTCCAATCAGGGCTTCACAAACCCCGATTTCGCTTGCGATTTGCCACTGCCGGATACCTGCATTTTCTCGTGCTTTCCGCAGCTCATTCCCTCCAAATTCGGTCATTTATTTCACCCCCTTCTGTGTTATCATTTCAGTAGGCGCAAGGGCGAAAGCTGTCGCGATTACCTCCGCGATAAAGTTGCCCTGTGCGTCAATCTCCCCCGCCTGATACCGCCCCGTCTCGGACAGTGCGCGGCTATACGCCCGCTCAAACGTCAGCTTGGTGATGTCGTCCGGCGTGTTAATGCCAGCCATGTTGCAAACCGCGTCGTAGACGATGCGCATTGCTGCGCCGTCTCCCAGATGGTTGCGAATCTGCTTGACGATTACCGCGTCGATGGGACACCACCGCAAGCCTTCTCCTTCCTCCGGCTGCATCGTTACCCCGGTTGCTCGCTGGAAGTCAGTCATTCCAAAGCGCCTCCATCTTGTCCTTGATTTCTTCGCACAGGGCGCACAGCGCACGGTCGTAAACCTCGTAGGCATCGTATCCGCCATCGTGGCAGACCCGCTGAAAATCCGAAAAGTCCTTCGCCTTCCCGCTCCGCACGTCCATCCAGATAATCTTCCAAATGCGGTCGGCGGTGCGCTTGCTGTCGCAAGCGTTGTCGAGTTCGCGGATGATGCGCGGCGCGTTGAGCCGCAGCGTGGTTTCCATCATGTGCTGCTCAAGGAGTTCCTTCCGGGCTTCCGCGTCCGGCACGATTTTCTCAAGATTCAGGATTTGCATTTTCTTCCCCCCCCTTAGACGGCAACCGCCGTCTTGTCCATCTCGTACTTAACCGCCAACAGCATGGCTTCCATCACGGCTTCATACGCGCCGTATGCCTCGCTAATGTA